AATAACCCCCCCTATAGTCCCCCCCTTAGGGGGGACGGGAAGATTAAAACTAAAATCAAACTGCCCGGCTGGCTGGATTCCGAATTATGGCAGGCCTTCAAAGAGCATCGGCAGCGGTTGCGGAAACCCATGACCCTAAAGGCGGAGCAGTTGAACCTGGCCAAGCTGAAGAAACTGAAGAAACAGGGCAATGATCCGGCGGCGGTGATCAACCAGAGCATCGAGCGCGGCTGGCAGGGGCTTTTTGCCCTCAAGGATAAACCCAAAGACGGCGGGCCCTATCTGCCCGTAATCGAATACGATGACCCGGACATCTACGCAAACCCATGACCAGATCATGCCCAACCGGCTGAAGTTCGAGGAGCGTCTGCTGTCGGCGGTGCTGCAGTACGCGGAATGCCTGGACGAAGCGGTGGACCTGATCGAGCCCGAAGATTTCTACAGCGGCCGGCACCGGGAAATATTCGCGGCGGCGCTTGCGCTGCATGGGCAAAGGCATCCGGTCGACATCACCACGGTGGCCGATGCATTGATGCAGCGCAGGCAGCTGAAAACGGTCGGGGCCAGCTACCTGGCGGGGTTGTTGGACATACCAGTTGCCAGCGATGTCGGCTACTTCTGCCGCAAGATCAAGGACGCCGCCGTGATGCGCAAGACCATCCTGGCGGCCCGCAAGATCATGTCCAGGTGTTTTGGCGCCAACGGCAATGCGGAGGCTGTGCTGGACGAGGCCCAGAAGTCTCTGCTCGACATAGAATTCGAGAACAATCAACACCAGGTGGCCACCATGGAAGCACTGTCGATGGAAAGTATGGAGAGATATGAGACGCTGCAGAAAAACCCGGGCATCGTCACCGGCGTGCCCACGGGATTTAAGCGCATCGATTTTCTAACCTGTGGGCTGCAGCCCGGTGACATGGTGATCATCGCGGCGCGCCCGAGCATGGGCAAGACGGCGCTCATGCTGAACATGGCCGTCAACATGGCCATGCAGGATTACCGGGCATTGATATTCAGCCTGGAGATGAGCGAAAAGCAGCTCTTCGATCGCATCATATCCAGCCTGTCGGGCGTGAACAGCATGAAATTCAGGTCCGGCCGGTTTTCAGGGGACGATTGGGCGCAAATCACCGCTGCGGCCCAAAAGATTCACGGCCGGCCTCTGTTTATCGACGATTCGGCAGCGCTCACCTATCAGGAAATCCGGCGCCGTGCACGCAAGGCCTGCAAGCTGCAAAATATCCAGGTCTTTTTCCTGGACTATCTGCAACTGGTGCAGGGTGACCGTCAGCATGGCCGGACCGAGGAAATCAGCGGCATCAGCCGCAATCTCAAGGCCATCGCCAAAGAGCTGGAGCTGCCCTTCGTGGTTCTCAGCCAGCTGTCCAGGGCAGTGGAGCAGCGCGAAAACAAACGGCCGCGGCTGGCCGATCTGCGGGATTCGGGCGCCATCGAACAAGATGCGGATGTCGTGATGTTCATCTACCGGGATGAAGTTTACAACCAGGATGGTGAAAGCCTCAATGCCGGCAAGGCAGAGGTTATCCTGGCCAAGCAGCGCAACGGACCGACGGGCGTTGCAAAGCTGCCGTGGATATCCAGGATCGCAACTTTCGGCAGCGCCCTGGATACCGATCACGACGCCGACGGCTGGCCGCTGTACCCCAAATAGGCACTGGTTGGACAGCAGATATCCGCTCAAAGGTTGCGCGGGTCCTTCCCAGCCTCACAAACCACAGGGGTCAAGGCAGCGCGAGGGATCACCCATTTTGATGGGAAAATATGTGATAAAATGAAAAATGTTTTAGGATATTTATCATATAAAACGGAGGGATAAAAGCTTATGGTAAAAAATGACGAAAATTTAAATCCCGGCGTTCTGGGCGGGATTAAAGGGGTCTTGGCCTACCTGGACCACGTGGGAGTGCGCACATCCCAAGCCACCCTCTACCGACACCTGAAGCAGGGTAAAATTACCGCTCTGCCTGGCGGCGGTTTCTCAATTTCCGAGGTTGATCGTTATGCCACCGCCCATTGCAAACTTCCGGCCGCAACCAAGGAAGCCGGACAGGGCCAGTTGAGCGATCAGATGCGTCAGATAGAGTTCGAAAAGCGGAAAGCACAAGCACGTTTGTTCGAAGCTCGGGCGCGGGAGGTCGAGGGTGAATTAGTCGATCGGGCTGAAAAGGAACGGGAAACCCTGGCGAAAATGATTGCGGTTCGATCGGTTGTTATCAACTCGATTTTTGTTATCGGAGCCGATTTTGCCGGACATTTTGGTATCGGCAGTGAACGCATACCAGACGTGATCGACTTCCTTCGGCAGGGTATTGAGGTTAATCTCGCCGCGATCAGTGAAACGGAAGGGTTTGAATTCGCCCCTTGCAATGGCTGTCCCCTTTTGCCGCCCGAAGAAGGCCGGCCGTTAAGATGCATTTCTGTGCGGTTTATTCCGCGTGACTCTAATAGTGAGGAGTTTTGTCATGGAAACGTTAAAGCTGACGTATAGCAAGGCGGTTGCCGGGCTGGGGGTGGTCCATGGCCTGCAGGGCGGCGGCCCCGGCATGCGCGACGCAAACGGCCGGCCGCGCTATGTCGCCGGCAAAACCTGGTGCGGGGTGGAGTGGCATGCCCGCATGTTACTGGTGGAAACCAACGCCGCCGTCACCTGCCAGCGCTGCCTGGCACGGATGTGGAAAGGCATGCCAAATGATTGACGAGAACGCGGCGACCCGGCGCTGCATCATCTGCCGGTCGCGGCCGGCGGACGGCACAGACGGCTGGTGCGGGCACTGCCTGACCGCCTACTTGGACGGCTGGATGTCGTTAGAACTGATCTGTCGGGTGCACGAACTGTGGGGCCTGAAAATGCCGGATGAGACCCACGACAACAACTGAACATCAAGCCAGGCGCGAAATGAAACCCAATCATCCGCTGCGAACTGTAAGCTTCACCTTCACCGACGCCGAGCGCCGCGCCTTTCAGCCGCGCGAGAAGGTGACCGTGTCCCAGTGGGCCGTGCGCCACCGGCAGGTGGAAGCCGGGCCCATGCCGGGCCAGTGGTCCAACGAGATGACGCCCTACCTGGTGGCGCCCATGGACGCCTTCAACCGGCCCGGCGTGCAGAAAATCATCCTGTGCTTCGCACCCCAGACCGGCAAAACCCAGGTCGCCTTCAACTGCCTGCTGTACGCCATCGACCAGGACCCGGGGCCGGCCATGTACGTCATGCCCGACGAGAAAACCGCCAAGCGCATCAGCCGCCGCCGCATGCGCCCCATGTTCCGGGCCACGCCGCGCATCGCCGGCCTGCTGGGGCCGCGCGCCGACGACGTCACCACTTTGGCGGTCACCTTCCAGAACGGCATGGACCTGATGCTGACCTGGGCCACCTCGGCGGCCGAGCTGGCCTCCGAGTCGGTGCGCTATGTCTTTTTCGATGAAATCGACAAATACCCGCGCTTTACCGGCCAGGAGGCCGATCCGCTGTCCCTGGGGGAGGTGCGCACCATGACCTACCCCCACACGCGCAAGCTGCTGTATTTATCCACGCCCACCGTCGAGGGCGGGAATATCGCGCGCGCCCTGGAAGCCGAGGCCGACGAGATCTGGCGCTACCAGGCCCGCTGCCCCTTCTGCGGTCACCTGCAGGTCATGGAGTTCGACCAGATCCACTGGCCCGAGCGCATCCGCGACCCGCGCGCCATGGTGCGCCGCAAGTACGCCAAATACAGCTGTGTCAAATGCGGGTTCGACTGGGACGATCATCTGCGCAACAAGGCCGTGCGCGCCGGTAGCTGGCAGCGCTGGACGGGCCCGCCCTGGGACCGCCGGGCTCAACCGGCCGATGAAGGCCCGCGGCGTCCCCTGGCCATAGCCTTCCACCTGCCCTCCTGGTACTCGCCCTTTGTGGGCCTGTCCGATGTGGCGGCCGCCTTTTTGCGCGGTCTGCAGGACCCGTCCAAGATGATGACCTTCGTCACCCAGCACAAGGCCGAGCCCTGGAAGGAGGTCATCGAGAGCAAGGCCGAAAGCGAGATCCTGGCACACCGCTGCGACCTGCCGCCGGGCATCGTGCCAGCCGACGCCCTGGCGCTGACGGCCGGCATCGACGTGCAGAAAGCCGGCTTCTGGTTCGTGGTGCGCGCCTGGGACCGGGACCTGACTTCCTGGCTGGTGCAATACGGTTACCTGTCCGCCTGGGCCGACGTGGAAACACTGCTCTTTGCCACGCGCTACCCGGTGCAGGACAACCTCCGGCGGCCCCTGGGCATCTGGCGCGCCGGCATGGACACCGGCGGCGGGGTGACCGATGACGGCAACTGGACGCGCACCGAGGAAATCTACCACTGGCTGCGGGCCAACGGCCGCGGCATCGTCTTCGGCACCAAGGGCGCCAGCCGCCCCCAGCTGCGCCGCATCCAGCCGCGCGTGATCGACCGCATGGCGCGCGGCAACCGCCCCATCCCCGGCGGCATCGAGCTGCGCATGCTCGACACCTACCAGTTCAAAGGCCTGTTGCACTGGCGCCTGGGCCGCAAAAAGGGCGACAGCCAGCGCTTTTTCCTGCACGCCGAAACCGGCATGGACTACGCCCGCCAGATCCTGGCCGAGGAACTGCGCCGCGACCGCCGCGGCCGCCTGGAGTGGAAGCAGATCCGCCGCGACAACCACCTGCTGGACTGCGAGATCATCGCCGCGGCCTGCGCGGATTCGGAGTGGTACCCCAGCCTGACGCTGCTGGCGCGCGAGATGCGCAAGCGGGACCAGCAGGCCCGCCGGCGGCCGCCCGCGCCGGCAACCGCGCCCGAAAGCGTGTCCGCCGGCAACCGCCTCAACTTCGAACGTCCGGGATGGCTGAACCGATGAGCGAACGCAAGATCCTGACTTCCAAAAAGGAAATCCTGGAATACCTGGGCATCACCGAATACAAGTTTTACCGCATGGTGGAGCAGGGCCTGATCGCCGCCACGGTCATCGACGGCCGCTGGTACGCGCACGCCGACAACCTGGATGAATATTTCAAAAAGAAAACCCGCACCATCATCACCCAGGTGCCGGAAGACGCGGAGTAAGGCATGCGTTTTACCGATATCCTGCCGGTTGTCATCATCATCGAAAGCCTGGCCGCGGCCGGGATCCTGGCCGTGGCCGGCCGCTGGGGATCGGCGCTCTACTGGGCCGCGGCGGGCCTGCTCAATATCGCCGTGGTATTTCTGATCGGGCGCTGGGGGTGAGTATGGAGTTGTTCTAACCGCCGATGATTTCATTCAGCCCTTCCACAACGAGAAGGAGTTCCTCTTCCGATGCCATGGCGATTTTTCGCCGCAGGCGCTTAACGGAAAGCGTGCGCACCTGGCTGATTTTGATCCAGGATTTCTTGGGCAGCGCCGGGTTTTCAAGTTCGAGGGTGAGAGGATAGCCGGACTTTTGCGGCTGGCTCGTCAGGGCCACGGCAATGACCGTCCCGGAGCGTTGGTTAAAAACATTTTCGCTCAGAACCAGAACAGGGCGCCACCCGCCCTGTTCGCTTCCGATCACGGGGTTCAGGTCTGCCCAGTAGATGCCGCCCCTCAGTATGCCGGCCATTCTTCCACCCCAGCCGAAAAGCCCTCTTCCGCCATCGACTGTTCGCTATCCGGATCGAGTTTCGCGCATTCCCGGGCCAGGCGGCTCTTCTCAAGCCGCATCAATTTTTCGGCAATGGCTTCCTGGATCGCCTTGCTGCGGTTCGGGTAATATTTTGCCTGGATGAGAAGGTCCAGCTGCCGCAGCGTGCCCTGGTCAATCGTGATCGCAATTTTTGAAGTCGCCATCTTTTCCACCTCCGGTATGATAATATATCATACCCTTGGATTTTTCAAGCCGCAAATCCCACCTCCAAAAACCCTGTCAAGAAAAATAACACCCCAAAACCACCCCAAAAGCACCCAAAAACCGCCCCAAAACCACCCCAAAAACGCTTGACGGCCCTTTTTTGAAAAATTCCCGGTGTATCATCCGGACAGCTTCAAAAGTCGTCCTCCTATGGACGTGGATTGAAACAAAAAGGGGTTTTCCAATGGCGATCAAAACCACCCTGGAACAGCTCGAAGAGGTCCAGGACGCGATTTCGCGCATCATGACCGGCCAGGATGTCACCGTGGACGGCAAGCGCCTGCGCTACGCCGACCTGGATATCCTGAACCGCCGCGAGCAGATGCTGCTGGCGCGCTACCGCGCCGAAACCGGCAGCGGCGGCGTGCCGGCCTTCAACACGGGGATTATGCGCCATGCCTGATGCATCCGCCGGCATAACGTCTGCACGCCCGGACCGGCGGCGGATCTTCATGGCCGCCCTGCAGGCCGCGGCCGCGGCGGTGGGGAAAAACGGCCGGCCGGTGCTTTACGGCGCCAACGGCAAACCGCTGGCGCCGGTGGGCGCAGAGTCCTACCAGTTCCGGCGCACGGCCGCGCGGCGCTCCGGATCGCTCAAGAACTGGATCCCCAAGCGCCTGGTCAGCGACACCCAGGCGGCCACGGAGCGCGAGCTCATCGTCGCCCGCAGCATGGACCTGGCCGGCTCCGACGCGCATGCCGCCGGCATCCTGGACACCTTCGCGGTCACCATCGTGGGCGGCGGCCTTGCGCCGCACCCGCTGCTGGATGCGGACATGCTGGATATGCCCGGCGACGCCGTCGACCGCCTGCGCCGCGCCCAGAAATCCATCCACCGCGACTGGTCGCCCACGGCCGACGCCGGCGGGCGCATGACCTTCGCCGCCCTGCAATACCTGGCGCAGCGCTGTCTGCTGCTCTACGGCGAATTTCTGTTTCTTGTGCCCATGCTGGCGGACGACCCCCTGCGGCCCTATTCCCTGGCCCTGCAGCCCATCTGCCCCCTGCGCCTGAAAACCCCGCTGGATATGTCCGCCGATCCGAACATCCGCGACGGCGTGGAAGTCGGCCCCTATGGCGAGCCCGTGGCCTACTGGATCAAAAAAGCCTCGCCGACCGGCTGGCCGACCCTGGACACTGACGCCAATTTCGTGCGCATCCCGGCGCGCGTGGGCCGGCGCCACAACGTGCTGCACGGCTTTATCGCCAATGACCCCGAGCAGGTGCGCGGCATGCCCTTTTTCGCGCCGGCCATCAAGCTCTTCCGGGATCTTTCCGACTACCTGGACGCCGAGCTTGTCAGTAATATCGTCACGGCCGCCTTTTCGCTGTTCATCGAGACCGGCGCCGCGGACCCGTCCTTTCCGGCCGCCGGCCTGGCCACCTTCACCGGCGCCGAGGCCAAGGGCGACGGCGGCACCTTCGAGCGCCGCTACCAGGAGCTGGTGCCCGGCCAGATCATGTTCGGCGACGCCGGCCAGAAGCCGCACCCCATCGCCGCCAACCGCCCCGGCACCACCTTCGAGCCCTTCGTCAAGGTCATCGAGCACTCCATTGCCATGAGCCTGGGCGTGCCCTACCCGGTTTTGTTCAAGAACCTGGAGGGCATGACCTACGCCAGCTACCGCTCGGCCATGCTGGAGGCCTGGCGCCTGTTCAAAGCGCGCCGCACCTGGCTGGCGCAGGCGTTCTGCGCGCCGGTCTGGCGCATGCTCATGGAAGAGGCCTGGCTGCGCGGTGACCTGCCGGTAAACGACTACTACGGCCGCGAAACCGCATTGACCGCCGCCGAATGGATCGGGCCGCCCAAGGGCCAGATCGAGCCTGTCAAGGAGGTCCAGGCCGACATCCTGGCGGTGCAGCACAACCTCAAATCGCGCGAAGAGGTCATGCTGGAGGCCGACCGCGATCTCACCGCCACCTTCCGGCGCCTGGCGGCCGAAGAGGCGCTCATGGAAGACCTGGGCCTGGATGAAACCAAGATGGAAAACCCGCCGCAGGAGAAAAACAGCGATGCAACCGACTGATTTCGCCAAGGGCCGCGCCTGGGCCATGGAGCCTGCAAAGTTCGAGCTGCTGGCCAGACGCTTTCACCAGTTCCAGGCCGATGAAGCGGCCGTAAAAAAACTGGCCGGCTTCGCCGACACCAGCGACGAGCCGCCCTATTACGATGTGCGCGATGCCGTGGCCGTGATCCCCATCAGCGGCCCGCTGACCAAGCGCCGCAGCCTCTGGAGTTTTTTGTTCGGCGGCAGCAGCTACGCCGAAATCGCGCGCACGGTGGCCTTTGCCGCCGAGGATCCGGAAGTTGTCGGCATCGTGCTGGACATCGACTCGCCCGGCGGCACGGTTTCCGGCGTGGAAGCCGCCGGCGATGCGATTTTCGCGGCGCGCCAAAAAAAGCCCCTGGCGGCCTTTGCCAACGGCACCATGGCCTCGGCAGCCTACTGGCTGGGCTCGGCGGCCGACGCGGTGATTGCCGAAAAGACCGCCGCGGTGGGCTCCATCGGCGTGCTCATGGTGCATGTCGACTGGTCGGTGGCCCTGGCCAACGAGGGCCTCAAGATCAGCTATCTCACCGCCGGGCGCTACAAGGCCCTGGGCAACCCGGCCGAGCCGCTTTCGCGCGAGGCGCGCGACGTGTTCCAGGCCGAGCTGGACCAGATCTACGGCATCTTCACGGCCACCGTGGCCAGAAACCGCAACGTGTCCCAGGACCAGGTCCTGTCCGACATGGCCGACGGCCGCATCTTCATCGGCGAAAAAGCCGTGGCGGCCGGCCTGGCGGACACCATCGGCAGCCTGGACACCGCCATCGCGGCCGTGCAGGACATGGCCGGCAACCAACAATCAGAAAGGAGAATTTTTGCCATGAACACCAAAACCAAAGAGATAAAGATCGAGACCACCGAGCAGCTGGCCGCGGCCTACCCGGACCTGGCCCGGGCGCTGCGCACCCAGGGCGCCGACAGCGTGGACACCGCCGCCGTGGCGCAAAAGGCCGCTGACGAGGAACGCGCCCGCATCCTGGGACTGGCCGCCGTGCAGTTCGGCGCCCAGGCCGGCGACAAGTTCAAGGCCGTGGTCGAAACCGGTGTGACCGTGGCGCAGTTCACCGCCATCACCGAAGCCGCCGGCGGCCCGCAAACCCCGGCCGACCCGGCCGCCGCCAACCTGGAAAAGGCCAAGGCCGAACAGCTGGCCGCCATCCAGGCGGCAGGGCCCGCCAACCCCGGCGCCGACAGCCGGGCCGCTGCTGCCGGCGGCAAGGACTTCATGGCGCAGGTGGCCGAGTACGTACAGGCCCATAAATGCGGCCGCGTCGAGGCCATGCAGGCGGTCATGAAAGCCGACCCGGAGGCCCACAAGGCCTACATCGCCAAGGTAAACTAGCAACCATCCGGAATTATCGGATACTTCCCAAAAAGGAGGAAAACCCATGAGCTGGAACGAGGGAGCCAAAGCCTTTATCGCCGGCGCGGACATCGAGGCCCGGCGGCGCGTCAAACTCAAAAGCGGCACCACCACCACGCCGCCCGAGGTGGTGCACGCCGGGGCCGGCGAGGATTTCATCGGCGTGTCCGAGTACGCCGTCAAGAGCGGGCAGAGCCTGGCCGTGCGCCTTGCGAACAGCCCCGGCACCCAGGAAGTGGAGGCCACCGTCACCACGGCGATCGCCGTCGGCACCACCCTGTACGGCGCCGCCAACGGCACCCTGGGCGACGACGACAACGGCGGCGCCTACACGGCCCAGGCCACGGCCCTTTCCGCCGCCGCCGCCACGGGGCAGCATATCGAGGTGCTCTTGAGCTGAGCGATTACCCAAACCCGAGACCCATAAGGAGAAAAGAGCCATGAGAACCGCAAACGACGCCGCCATCTACCGACCGGACCTAGGGATCGCGGTCATGGAATACCTGGAGGGCGTGACCATGGGGTTCATCGGCCTGGAGCTGATGCCCCTCTTTACCACCCCTCTGCAGGCCTCCAGCTACCCGGTGATCCCCAAGGAGGCCCTGCTCAAGATCGCCGATGTGGACCGCGCCCCGCGCGGCGGCTACAACCGCGACGACTGGGAATACGAGCGCGGCACCTTCGCCACCGCTGAAAAGGGCCGCGAGGAACTCATCGACGACACCGAGCGCGAACTCTTCGACCAGGAGGCCCCCGGCATGGCCGATTTCGTGGCCACGCGCCGGGCGTTCAACCACATCATGCGCGCCCAGGAAAAGCGCATCGCGGCAAAGGTCTTCAATGCCGCCGCCTTTACGCCCCACGCCGTGGCCAACGAGTGGGACGACCAAACCAACGCCACACCCGTGGATGACGTCAATGACGGCGTCAAGGCCTTCCGCAAGCAGTGCGGCATGCTGCCCGACGCCCTGG